AACGTACGTTTGCACAAGTACCTAAATTCCTTAAAGATAAAGTCAGAGAATGCTTAATCGATATGGATTTAGAACATCTAGCAAAAGAGGGGGCTTAAAGCCCTCTTTTATTTTGCAAAGAAAGGAGACATAATGCTGGAAAATATTTTATTTATCGTATCACAAATTTTAACAGTTGTGATTTTACCAGCTGTTAAATGGTGGTTGGATAAAGGCAATAAACAACTTGTAGGACAAATAGAAAGCTTAAATAAGGAAGTAAAGAAAACACAAACTCAAGTTGAGGAAGTAACGCAAATAGGGTTACAGAATAGGAGTTCAAATAAAAGCATAATGTCTTATCGACTTCACAAGGAATTTGGTGAAGCCTTAATTAAAGGTTACACAACTGCTGAAGACTTTGAGGAATTATCTGGACTTTATGCGAATTATAAAGAAATAGGCGGAAATGGTAAGATTGAAGCCTTATATAACAGATATAGAAAGTTACCGATAAGAAAGGAATAACAGATGAAAAAATTAATTAAAATAGATTTTGACAACACGACAAGGGAAAGAAAGACTGAAGATAGTTATTCAGAACTTTATTCTTACGATAAAAATAACGGCTCATTTGAGTTTGAGATATTAAATGACACACTAACAACTGAACAAGTTACAGCTTTATTTAAATTTACAGAAAGCAATAAAATCTGGAAGACTACTGGAACAGTAGAGGGAAATAAAGTACATGTAACATTTGATACTACTTTAATAACTCAAAATGAAACTGTTATTTGTTACTTATATTTCGATGAAGAACAAAGGACTTCTGACACATTCAGATTTAAATTTAAAGTAAAAGTATCTGAAATTGATAAAATGAGCCGTTACGAAGTAAAAGAACGATTTATAAATAATACTGTAATTGTCGATAGATTAGATGTTGTTACAAAAGACGAACTGAAAGAAGCATTAAAAAATGTTGGTGGAGTAGCAACAGAAGGACTATTAACAGAAGTTAAAGCTGAAGAACTTTACGCTAAGAAGTCAGAAGCAGTAGATAATACTAATTTTGAGTTAGTTAAGAACAGAGTACTAGCATTAGAACTTAAGACTGATAAAGACACAGTATATGATGATAGAGAAGTCAAAGAAAGACTTACAACGCTTGAGAATAAGCAACCTGTAGATTTATCTGGATATGCTACTAAAGAGGAGTTACAAGAGGTTAGGAACAGTCAACCAACAGTTGATACTTCACATTTAGTTACTAGAGATGAATTAGATAGTAAGGGATATGTAACTGATTTATCAGAGTATGCTAAGAAATCAGAACTATACAACGATAGCGATTTAAAAGCACGTGTGGAGGTTTTAGAACAAAAGACGGACAAAGACACAGTATATGATGACACACCTCTTAAAGAGCGTGTAACGGCTCTTGAAAGCAAAGCGATTGAGGGTGGAGCATATGATGATAGCGATTTAAGAAATCGTGTTGTAGCGTTAGAAAACAAAGAAGATAAAGATACTAAATACGACGATACAGAAGTGAAACGTAGACTTACTGAAATTGAAAGTAAACCTGCGATTGATACTTCTGTTTTTGTTACTGAAAATCAGTTGAATGAGAAAGGATATCTTACTCAACATCAATCTTTAGAAAATGTAGTAACTAAGGAAGAGTTAGAAAGCAAAGGTTATTTAACAACACATCAAGATATTAGTAATTTAGCAACAAAAGAAGAGTTAGCTAATGCGGTAACTAAGGATGAATTAGAAGGTAAACATTATGTGACTGAAGAAGAATTAAATAACAAAGCATATCTTACTCAACAAAATTTAGATAACTACGCTCTAAAATCTGAATTACCTACACCATATAACGACGGGCCACTAAATGAACGTGTAACAGCGTTGGAGAGTAAAGCAATTGAGGGCGGTGCATATGATGATACTGATTTAAGAAATCGTGTTATTAACCTTGAAAATAAACCACCTCTTGACACTTCAGAATTTGTTACTAATCAAGCGTTAGAGAGTAGGGGATATATTAACGATGTAAGCAACTTTGTAACTAAAGAAGAACTAACTAACAAAGGATATCTGACAACACACCAAAGTTTAGATAATGTGGTTACTAAAGAAGAACTTGCTACTAAAGGTTATATCACAGATGTAAGTAATTTAGTTACAAAAGAAGAGTTAGAAAGCAAGAATTATTTAACAACACCTTACAATGACACGCCTTTAAAAGAACGTGTAGAAGTGCTTGAAAATAAGGTTGATAAAGATACGGTTTACAACGATACAGAACTAAGAAATAGAGTTGAGGTATTAGAAAATAAACCAACGACAGGTGGAACTCAAACTCAAGATACTGGGTGGTTAAAAGTAAGTGGTGAAAATGCAATCGCTGAAAATATTGTAGAAATTAGACGCATCGGAAATACTGTGCACGTTAGATTTAGAAATGAAAAAAACGGTGATTTTATTATTGTTGAGAACATCTATTCTATACTAGATAAAGAAATTAGTGGTGGTTTTGGTACAGTTACAAATAATTCGCCTATTTTTTCATCAAAAAATAATCGAGAATTGGGAAGAATTATTACAAATGTATCTAACAACCGTATAACAGTTGAGTCAAGTATTGATATAGAATTATCGGGTTCTAAATCCGTATATATTAACGAATTCTCTTATATTGCCGATGACCCGTTCCCAACAAACTTACATTAAGGAGGACAAACAAATGGAACAATTACAGCCAATATTATTAACATTAATCGTATTCGGACTTAACCTATTAGGTAAGTTCTTAAAAGAGTGGAAACCATTCCCGACAGAGCTTATCCCTCAAGTATTAGGAGTACTTGGGGGACTTATAGGTTGGGCGGTATTTAAGGATACTAACGCAGTCTTATTAGGACTTGCAAGTGTAGGAACACATCAAGTGGTTAAGCAAAGTAGAAATAATGATAACGTTGATAATTCAGAGAAATAATGATATAATTTAATATATCAATCCCCCTGTTCCTATAAGGCAGTTACGACTGACACAGGGGTTCTTTTTTTAGATATCAAAGAAGAGTTGAGAAAAACGCAGAAAAGTTAAGAAAAACGTAGAAGACTAGGTTTATAATCTAGTCTTTTTTATATTAATTAAACAATACGGAGGATAAAAACAATGGCAGAAATTTATAGCGACTATTTTCAAAACGGAGTATTCTTTACTCCACCTAAAAACGATATACTAGGAGTAGTAATTCACAATGATGGGGGATCACTAAGTGCTAGACAATATGACGGCTTTTTAGTCGATAGAGTAAACAATGGAACATTAGCGAATGGTTTCGCAGCCTACTATGTAGATAGAAATGACGTATATGTATTCCAACCATCTAACCGCCAAGAATGGCATACAGCGAACCCTTACGGAAATGGTAATTTCATAGGTTTTGAAGCGTGTCAATCAATGTCCGCTTCTGATAGTGAATTTTTAGCAAATGAAGACGCAACGCTATTACTAGCCGGTCAAGTCTTACAAAGTTATGGCTTACCAATTAACGAAGATACAGTTAAATTACACCATGAATTTAGTGCTACTTCATGCCCTCATAGAAGTATGGAACTTCACGGGAATGGTGGAGCATATAATGGAGCAGGAACTGAAGCATGTAGACAATATTTCATTAATAGAATTAAGCAACTATTAGCTGGAGATGTGACTGAACCGCCAGTAGTTGAGAAGAGCATATTAGATGAAAATGTTGAACTTGCTAAAAGAGATGAACCATATTACGAAGCAACAGTAAGCATTGATTACATTCTTGAAAGCCAACCAACAGAAGATAGCGAGGATAAGGAATTTGTCGCAGCAGGTACTAGAGTACGTGTGTATGAAAAAAAAGGCGGTTGGTCTAGAGTTAATTATAAGGACAGCGATCAATGGATTGAAGATGAATATTTAATAGAAGCAAGTGTATTCTAGATTGATTTTAAAATCAGTTTGTGCTAAAATATACATATCCTTTCAACCTACAAAAACAAAGGATAAAAACACTTACAACGCCCTCACTTTAGTGGGGGCATTTTTTTTATGAATTTTTAAAAAAGTTTAAAATATCTCTTGACATTATACCTAATATTAGGTATAATTAATAATGTAAAGGAGGTGAGGTAGTGAGTAACAGAAGAAATAAAAAAACAGACTCTCACAAAGACAAGATGTTGGTTCTAGCAACAGTGTTAGCTATCTTAGAGATAGTAAACACAATTCTTGAAATCTTTGAGAAAGTCTGCAAATAGACCATTAGGGAACGGAGCTTATAAAAGCTCCTAGTACCTAAATGTTTACTCACATTATATCATGAAAAAAGAAAAAATACAAACTATGATAATAGTACTAGGTATATTCGCCGTGATAATTTCAATTATCTTAAAACTTATTTAGGAGGTTTTACAATGATAGAGCAAGCGATTAAACAAATAGAAGAATTATTCAACAGCGATTTAACTGATTATAGAATTTCAAAAGATACAGGAATAACATTAAGTGTTATTCAAAAGTATAGAAATGATACAAGTAAAATAGAAAATATGACTTTAAAAGTCGCAAATAAATTAATCAAATATTCGGAGGAATTAAAAATGAGAAATTATGATAAAATGATGGTGATAGTAAATGAATTAGTTTTAGAAGACGAAGCATGGGTTGATTTTTGGTTCGAAGACAAACCAAACGACATTACAACATCTTACAGTGTAGACGAGTTAAAAAGCCACTTAGGACATTTAGAAGAAGAAGACTACGAGAAACTAGTTTTTCAAGTAAATTTTGATGATGAAGACTTAGATAGAAATTATCAATTTTACTTTAGCATATATGACGACGTAGTTAATAAAAATGAATTTTGGTTAAATTTACTACACAATACAAGATAGAAATTAAGCCCCAAAATAAAGGGGCTTTTTATTATGCGCAAAAATTGCGCAAAAAGCATTAAAATACTTATAAAAAATGTTCATATCATAAACTTATAAAATGAATGTCAAAGAGGTATAAATGTTATTAGAATAGCATTTAAAGATATTTAATAGTTTTCTATCGAATTTAAAAAATAAGTATTTTTTGATATATCTCATTATTTAAGGTAATATAAAAAGGCTTAGCAAAATGCTGAGCCTTTTTATAATTCAATTAGATTTTCTCTAAAAATTGTTCTACTTCTTTTTGCGTTTTAGCAAGTCTTGATACAAAACGACTAACTTCAACATTGTTTTTGTAACCTACAAAAGATGGAATACCAAAAATATCAAGAGCTTGTGCTATTTCTGTAAAATCATCGCGATTAACGTAGACAAATTTTATTTCAGGAAACTTGTTCATCGTATCTTCTAAATAACGATCAAGCATGATACAATCAGGGCACCATGTTGCAGAAAATACAAAAACAATTTTTTCATTTTCCTCTTTTAAAGTTTTAAATTGTTCTATAGAGTTTAATTTTTCTATATAGTTAAACATATAATCACCTCATTTATGGAAAAATTATATCATAAAAAGAAGTATTTATCATTAACAATGCTTTGAAGGTTTAAGTGGAAAATATTGGAAAGTATTGAAAATCATTGATAATAAGATGATTTTCAATTTTTGATTACAAATGTAAGCATATCTATTGAATTAAATTGTTAAATGTTGCATAATATGAAATATAGAGATTAAGTTTAACTTATGAAAAGTTAAGGAAATACTAATCTTTAGTTGATAAAAGCTATACTATATTATAGAGGTGAAAACATGGCAAAACATTATGATTATATTGCAATTGGTGGAGGAAGCGGTGGAATAGCTTCAATTAACCGAGCTGCAATGTACGGTGTAAAAGGATTGTTAATCGAAGGTAATGAATTAGGAGGAACATGTGTAAACGTTGGATGTGTTCCTAAAAAAGTTATGTGGCATGCGTCACAAATATCTGAAAGTTTAAAACTATACGCAAATGATTATGGATTTAATTTTGGAGATGTAGAATTTGATTTCTCAAAATTAGTAGGTAATCGTTCTGCATATATCGATAGAATTCATGGTTCTTATGAACGTGGATTAAACAATAATAAAGTAGATCTAGTAAGAGGATATGCTAAATTTGTAAATAAAAATACAGTTGAAGTTAATGGTGAACAATATACAGCTGATCATATACTAATAGCGACTGGTGGACAACCAACTATACCTAATGTTGAAGGAGCTGAGTTTGGTGTTACTTCTAATGAAGTATTTGCACTGAAACAATTACCAAAACGTATCGCTGTAGTTGGTGCAGGATATATCGCAGTTGAACTTGCAGGGGTATTCAATGGATTAGGTGTTGATACTCACTTATTTGTACGTCGTGATCGTCCGCTAAGAACTTTTGATAAAGATATAGTAGATACTTTAGTAAAAGTTATTAATGAAGAAGGTCCAACTCTTCACACAAATGCTATTCCTAAAAAAGTTGTAAAAAATGCTGATGACAGTGTTACTTTAGTACTTGAAGATGGACGTGAAACTACAGTTGACTTATTAATCTGGGCAATCGGTAGAAAACCATTATCTGAAAATCTTAACTTAGAAGCTGCAGGTGTAGAAGTAGATGAACGTGGATTTATTCCAACAGACAAATACCAAAACACTAATGTAGAAGGAATTTATGCAGTTGGTGATGTAACAGGACGCCTTGCTTTAACTCCAGTTGCTGTTGCGGCAGGACGTAGATTATCAGAAAGATTATTTAATAATAAACCTGAAGAACACTTAGATTACACTAATGTTGCTACAGTTGTATTCTCACACCCAGCGATTGGTTCTATTGGATATACAGAAGAGCAAGCTGTAAAAGAATTTGGTGAAGAAAATATTAAAGTTTATAAATCATCATTCACTCCAATGTATTCTGCAATAACTAGTCACAGACAACCATGTTTTATGAAACTAGTAACTCTTGGTGAAGATGAGAAAGTTATTGGATTACATGGAATTGGTTATGGTGTTGATGAAATGATTCAAGGTTTTGCTGTTGCTATTAAAATGGGAGCAACAAAACGTGATTTCGATAACACAGTAGCGATTCACCCAACAGGTTCTGAAGAATTTGTAACAATGAGATAATTTTATAAAAAAATGATTGGTCTTTTCCTAGGTCAATCATTTTTTTCTTGACATTCTATTTTTATAGGAGTATTCTGAGGGTAGGAGGGGATAATAATGAAAAAAATTTTAAAAACAATAGTTATTGGAATATTAACTGTGTCAATTGCAACAGGTTGTGTGAGATTCAGTAAAGAGGATAAAGAAACTAATGCTCCAAAAGAATCTTCTTATAAAGTCTTTAGTGAATGGATTGGGAAGAAAGGGATAGATAGTATTAAAATTAACACATTGAAAAATAATGTCAAAATTTATTATCACGATAATGAGACGATTTTAATACAAGGAAGGTACAAAGGAAATTATGAGTATTTTATTAGATAATAATATTAAAAAGCCTGTTAAATAGAGGTTTAACAGGCTTATTTTTATATTTGCGTAATATCTGCGCAAAGCTTATCTAATTTAGATCTGAGGTCAAGTTTCATATTAGCTGTGACATGCGTATATATGTTTAACGTTGTATTTATGTTGGAATGACCTAATCTTTCAGAGATAACCTTAATAGGTACTCCAGATTCAATTAAAAGAGCGACATGAGTATGTCTAAATGTGTGAGTCGATACGTTTATTTTTTTTAAATAGTAACTCAAATTGTTCATATTAGTATTGAATATCGTTTCATTAGCATTCATATAATTCATTAGAATATTCAACGTAAAATTATCGATTTCTATAGTACGAACACTTGATAATGTTTTTGGCGCAGTGACTGTTCCAGAGGTGTGTTTTGTTTTGTTTACTCTCAAGGTTTTATTTTTTATGTCAATATCGTCTGGTGTCAAAGCTAACAATTCCCCTCCACGTAATCCAGTTAATAGTTGAACTGTTACAAAATCTTTAGTGATAGGGTGGGTGATTGATTCTAACACTTCTTGAATTTTATTAGTTTCTATATATTTAATTTTTTCTTTCTCTTTAAATCTGTCTTCTTTAGACATTGTAAATTTTAAAACGACATCAAAAGATGGCACGTGATAATTTTTTATAAATTTAAAAAATACGTTAAATATATTTTTAATCAGAATCACATGGTTTGGAGAGTATTTATCTCTATATTCGATTAATTTTTTCTCATACTTTAATTTAGTGATATCGTGGAGATATAAATCATCCTCTAGTAACTTAAGGCAAATCTCATAAGAAGTTAGAGTGTTTATACTCACAGAATTCTTTTTAATCTCTAAAAATTCCTTCTTATAGAAACCTATTGTTTTTAATTCTACTTTATCTTCTAGTTTTTTTCTAATTTTCTCTTGTAATTCCTCATATGCTTCTTTCTCTGAAGCACGTGTTTTGTTAGGTTTAATAACAGTAATACGTCTATATTTTCCTTCTTTATCTTTATATCCTTCTGTGAACTGCCATTTTCCATTTGGAAGTTGTCTTTTTTGCATAACAAATACACATCCTTTCTTGATAAACTTAAGATGTGTATGATATAATATTAGTTAAATGAGCGAGGTTCGCTCCACATCTTAAGTAGTTTTGAGAATCCTATTAATATATGACGATATATTAATACTCAAAATGGACTTACGGTTGATAAAAACTCTCTAACTCTTGGCGGGGTGCAGAGAGTTTTTTATTTTGTGTTGCAAATAGCAATACTTTATTTAGTTAAATCTAATTTAGCTTTTGACTCTATATGATTATATGATTTTTCTTTATCACTCCAAACAAACATTGTTGCGGATGGATTAGAAACATCAAATTTTGATTTTTGAGATACATTTATTTCAAATGGTCTATAATTGATTATTTCATCTGTTCCTAAGGCAATAATCGCTTTTTTAGTCGACTCATTGTAAATAATCAATGATTTTTGATGGTAAGCATCTCTTTTTTCTACCCATTGTTTGATAAATGTATTGATTTTTTCTGGAGTTAAGTTATTCCACTCATCTTGAGTTAGTTTAACTATTCCATAGCTTTCGTATTTAATATCTGGATCTTTTCTGTTTTCATATTTAATATTTTCAACTGATAGTTTTTCTTTAGGTTGAGTTTGTTCTGTTTTACTTTCTTCCTTTTTCTCCTCCTTACTACTTGAACATCCGCTAATTAATATAGCTCCAGTGATAAGTGAATTTAATAATATTTTTCTTTTCATTTTAGTATCTCCTTTTATATTCTTATTTGTGCTCCATTTCTAAAAGTTGTTACGATATTAGTAGCCTCGTATGGTGATATATTTTTATAGATTAGAAAGTTACGGAGTCTGTTGAATAAAGCTGTATTGCTTATTTTTACCTGTTTTTGTATCTCGTTATAGCTATATCCTTTTGTTATTAGGTCTACTATGGTTTCATCAGGCAAATATAAAATCGAGGCTACTATATTTGCTTCATCTTCGAACGGTTGCAAATCTTTTGGATATTCACCTACTATCATATCGTTATTAAGCGACATGAATGTTCTGTTCATATTCCCTTGTAAATGACAATGAACGTGACTTAATTCATGCAATACTGTGAATATGATTCTTTCTAAATATCCTGAAGACTGATTTATCATTATTACGTACTTATCTTTTTTGGGTATGATTATACCTGAACACTTTTTAATAAATTCCATATCGACTCCTTGAATTATGTTTGTGTTAAGCAGTCTCCCAAAGTAGTCGTTTATTTTTGGTTGTATTCCAAATTCTGGATATTCTACGTCAAATAGAATAAATTTTATATCGTACTTCTTCCTAAAGTGATTTATTATGTGTTTGTATGTGATTAGTATTGGATCAAGTCCTATTTCTCCCAGTATTTCGTATGCTTTTTGTCGATATTGTAAATATCTGTCTTGGCTTACGATGTTGTATTCATGTTTTTTCATTAATCTCCTTTCCAACTATCTTCGTCATTTAGTAAAGCTTCTGCGACTGAAAACAATTTGTCTAGTGATTTGTTGAACTTTTCTTTTTGTGAATCGTTCATTCCGTCTGTTTGTTTCCTAAACATAGCGACTAACTGTTGTTCGTATTGGTCTTCTTCTGGTTTTTCTCTACCTAGTAGGTAGTCGACTGATACGTTGAAGTAGTCGGCGACTTTTTGAACTTTGTCTATTCCAGGAGTTTGTCTACTCCATTTTCCAATTTGCCCATTAGATAAGTTTATTCTGCGTTCTAATTCTGATATAGTAATACCTTTTTGGTTCGCTAATTGTTTTATCTTTAAGAGCATATCCATGGTTTTCACCTCATTTCGAAAGCACAACAAAAATACTTTATCTTTTTGGATAAAAAAACTATTGACAATTATCCAAAAATATAATATACTTTAGTTAAGCTAGTTATTTAGCTAATAAACAATTTAATAAAAAGAACGTCGGCAAACGTTAGTAATACTAATATTATATTTTTATTTATTGGTTTATTTAGCTATGCTTAAATTTTAGCATATTGGATAAAAAAAGTCAACACAATATCCAATAATTTTATCCAAAAATCTAAAGGAGGTGGAATCATGTCAGAGGAATTTTACAGAGAGGTAAAGTATAAATTAGAACTTAAAAAGAAAACAATAACTTGGCTTTCTAATATGGTTGGTATTTCTGTCCCTTACACGATTGATATTTTAAAAGGAAAAAGATCACCAAAAGAAAGAATTGAAAAAATTGAATACATTTTAAGAGCTGAGGGAATAATTTAGAAAGGAGTGATTAAAATGCAATTTAACACATCTGAACAAGATGAGGCTTATGAGAAGTTTTTATCTGAACGAAAGTTTTGGGTTTACAAAGATGAATTATTTCAAAAAATTAAGATAACTAAGTATATGTTGAAAAAAATTGAACCTGAGATTATGAAGCTTGAAAATTCTTATGATTTAATTCGCATTGTGAATGATCGTTTAAAAAAATATCACTATGGAAGAATTGAGATGTTTTTACACTTGTA